TATGTTGATTTTTATTTCCATATCTTATTCTCCTATCCTCGCCAACTTGGCCATTTTATAAATGCTTCTTGTGTTTTCGTACTGTTCGTTTAACCATTCTTTGCTTTGATGTATCGGCATCATATCTCTTGCTCCTCTCATTGTTTTTTCTCCCAGCTTCGCTTGATTATCTTTTTCAGGTATTCCTCTCGGTCCATGGCCTTCATGGTTATGATTTGGCCTCTTATACTTTTCATCTGCTGTCTCGTAATGTTCCCGGCGTCGTGCAGCGTTTTTAGTACCTGTATGTGTTCTATGGCGATCCTGCACAGTGGCTGGTCATCTGGGTCCGTCTCGTCCCAGTTCCACAGTCCCTGTGCGCCCTTCGCCCTTATCGGCTTAGGTAGGAGCTTCACGTTCGTCAGCTCCCATGCGTATCGCCCGGGGGTCCAGTCTCCGAAAAGCATTTCTTTCTCTGTAGGCACTATGTAACGTCCGAAGTCCGGATGCTTCCTTGGGACGTCCAGCTCCGCTCCGACCGGGATGTGCTTTGCAATATCTACGTTAGTGCCCGGGTGGTATACGATGTGCCAGCAATTCACCAGCTCCGCTGTGGCGATTATGCGTCCTGTATGGAGAAGGCAAAGCGTAAGCCCGGCTTTCTCCAGCTCCTCGTTTAATGCTGTTTCGAATGGTTCCACCAGTATTGGCATTTTGCATGGGTCCTTCTTAGCTGCGTGTATTGCTATCGGTCCTCTGTAGTTTGTCTTCCAGCTGCGGGTTTCGTATTGCTTCGCTCCTATGGCGATCAGACTTGCCCAGGGCTGCCAGATTGTTATTGCCTTCATTTCTCCGCCTCCTTATTGGTCTACGGCTATGGCGTACCTCTTGATTTGGACGTCTTCGCCGTATCTGTTCTTTACCTTCTCAAACTTGCCCTCTATCGGTAGTCCGCTTTGCTTCAGCTCCATAATTCTGGCGGAAAGCCTCAAAACTCCGAGGTCTCTGATTGCATCGAGCTGGGTGATGCTGCCGAAGTCTTCCATGTACTTTTTTACTCGCTCACTCTGGGTGGGCCTTGTGTTTCTGCTCATGTTATCCCTCCTGACAATCCGTGCAAAAGTCGCACCATTCTCCGTCTATCTTCTGGCTTTTCCATCCGGCCTTCTTCTTGGCTTCTACTGCATCGTAGAAGTCGTATTCCTCTTTGAGTTCTGTGCCGCAAACGTCGCAGGTCGGTGTGTATTTATTCTTGCTTTGCACTATGCTCATGGCCTTCCTCCTTTTTCTTTGCCTCGTCCATCTTCTGTATTTCGCATTTGCTTCCGGTCGGTCTGTCGCACCATCCGTCCGTTCCCCACATGCAGTCCTCGGTGTATTCGCAATCTCCGCCGCGTTTTGGATATTTGCTCATCGTTCCTCCTCCTTGATGGTTATTTCCTCGGGGCTTATCCCGTGCTCGTAAGCGAGCAGCTCTTTTGTGGCCTTGAGCTCTCCTTCAAATGTGCCGGTGACTGTGTATGCTGCGAGCTCCTTGCCGGCGCCGTCGTAGAACGCTATCCATCTGCTCATATCCACACCTCCACTACGCACGGGTCGTCCTGGGCGTCCCGGTTCATTCTCACCATGGTGCTCGGTATCTTTGCCCTTAGTTCCTCCAGGGTGTCTGCCGTGGCCATGATGTTTGTGGGAATGTCGCAATCCCAGAGCCTGGCTATGAATTTATCCGGGTAATCCTTCGGGTGGTCGTAAATGCAAATCAGGGGGATGCGTGTCTGCTTCATCGCTTTCCCGATGTCAAACTTGTTTACTTCGTGGTCTTTCGTCGTGTCTATGCTCATGTGCGTTCTCCTTTCATGCGTTCAATTATTGCGAGGTAGGGGAGGCCGCTGGTGCCTCCGGTCTTGATCTCCCAGTCCGGGTGCAGCTGCGCTGCGTTGGTGCTTGCCATTCCCGGGGTGTACCAGCTCCATCCGTATGCCTCTACCGGGCGTGGCGTCTTTCCGTTTCCGGATTCCCAAGCGTCCCGGGCTGCCTTCCAAAACTGCCAAGGTACCGCGTAGAAGCGCTGCAGCTTGAAGCTCACCAGAACAATTCCGATCGCGCCGGGGTCCTTGCAGAAGTCGTCCATGTATTCCGCTTGGTGCGGCTCCACTCGGGAGAATAGTATCCGGTCATTCTCCGTGTGCTTTGCCTCGACCGCTACCGGCGTGCCTTTGTACCTTCCGAGGTAGTCTACGCAGCTCTTGTGCTCGACCTTGGCGTTGCATACCTTCCCGGTCCTGTCTCTCAGTGGGATGAATTCGGTCGGTACCTTGTGTACGCAGGCTATGCCGGTTGATTGGTATCTTGCGTGTACGAATGCGAGGAAATCTTCGAACGGCTGTCCTCGATTCGCGTGGCTCCTCATTTGCCTCCTCCGGAGAACAGGCCGTCCTTCTTGGCTGTCTCCAGCTCTCTGTTAAGCTGCAGGATGGTTCCTTTGCCGATCCTGTTTCCTGTCCCGACTCTGGCTGTCAGGTATTCGATAAAGGCTTTAACGCTGACCGCGCCGTCTACGGTCATTTCCTGTGCCTTCTGTATGTTTGCCTCTGCGAGCTTCGCACCTTCCTCCATGCCGCGCCCGTAGGTCCTGTCCACGAATTCGCAAAGCTGCGCATCGGTCATCTTCCTCAGCTTTATGGCTCTCTCGTGCATTTTCTTTTCCTCATCGGTCATTCTGCAGTTGCGCTTCTTACCCATGATTTTCTCCTTTCCTTCCGTGTTCATTTTCCGCGCCAGCTTTCCCAGAACATCTCCACGCACTCGCACATCTCCATGAGCCTATCTATGGTCTTCTCCGCGTTGCGGCTGTCTCCGCCTTTGCCGTAGTTGGGCGTCATCCTCTGGATCAGCTCCGGGGTGGAGTAGTTCGTGGTGATGATCGTCGGCATGTATGCCTCGTATCTGGCGTTTATGATGGCGTATATCCTTGTGATGCCCCATTCTGTGGGCTGTTCGCTTCCGATGTCGTCAATGATGAGCAGTGGGATTTCTTCGTAAACCTTCATGATTTCCGCTTCGTTGGCCGAGTCCGTGCCGTCGTAGCTCTGCTTTATCCGGGCCAGAAGGTCAATCATCGTCATGGCTATGACCGGCACTCCGGCGGATATAAGCTGGTTCGCGATCGCGGTCGACAGGTGCGTCTTCCCGGTGCCGTAGCTGCCAATCATCAGCAGGCCGTTCCTCTCGATGGCCGGTGGGATAGGAGTGCCTCTCTCATCCTTCCCGGGCAGCCTGTCAAAGAACGTGTCCGCGTATTTCTTGGCTACGGTGAAGGCTTTCCGATTCTCCTTGTTGACTACGAACCTGTCAAATGTCCGGTTCTGAAACCTTCCCCGGATTCCGCTTTCCTTGAAAAGTTTGTTGACCTTGGCCTGCAGCCTCGCTGCCTTCTCACGTCGTTCCTGCTCGATCCGTTCCGCTTCCTTCTTGACGTCTACCTCGGCCCAGTAAGCCGTCGCCTTCTCGCATGTGCAGCGCTCCGGCTCGCTGAACCAGATCATCACCTCGCTGGGGTTGGTGAAGCTCCGGACGCCCTTGTAATAAAGCGTCTGTCCGCAGAATTCGCAGGTTGTCGGTTTCGGGGCCTCCTTGCCGGTGTACTTGTTCGCATCCCGGGAGGAGACTTCGAATTCATTCTTCTTCTCGGTCGTTGTCAGGATCGTCCGTTTCTCCGGCGAGCTTAAAGCCGGGCGCTGCTGCGCCTGTTCTCCACGGCTTGGTGGCTGCGGGTTCTTGACCATTTGTTCCAGCAATGCTCCGATACTCTCCATTCGTGTTCGCCTCCTTGTATTCGTCGTCCCAGCGGCCTTGGTTCAGCCATGTTGATGGGTTCGGTATGTAGCGTCCGTTGTCCCGTTGCCACTGGTCCGTTGTTCTCGCCCTGCCGATCGCGGTCATGATCTTGTCGAAAAGCTCCGAGTCGACCTTCGCGTTCTTGAATGCCTTCAGCGCGTCCTTCTTGCCGACCTTCTTCGGATAAGCAGCCCAGAAAAGGTCAAACCGTTTCTGCAGCAGCGTCTGTGCTTCCTTCTTCGATTCCTCTGTTTGCTCCGCCGCTGCGCAGGTTTCCTCGCGCGCTTCACGGATACCGGGTGGAAGGTTACCAGTAGAAGGTAATCGGTTAACGGTAATAGGCGGGGCTTGTACTGTGCTTGTCTGGTGCTTGTCCGATACATGCACCGGGCTTGTCTGGTGCTCGTCGTTTTCGTCGTCATCATCGTCGGTATCGTAGTCGATTTTCTCGCTGGCGCAGCTGGTTAGAAACTCCGGCGGCGCCGGTATTTCGCTTGGCTTCTCCTTCACGTGCGGGTTCTGGTGTTTCGCGAAGTTCACCACCTGTATGTATTCCTCGCCGTCGACCGTGTACCTGATGATAAAGCCTGTATCGTGCAGGGCCTGCAGCATCTCGCTGACTTCGCTTGTGCTGACGTCGTCGTATCCGAGCAGTGTCTTCTTTATCCTCTTGGGTCTATCCTCGAGCCGACCTTCGCGGTCCGCTATGCACCATAATCCGATGAACAGAAGGCGTGTAAGCGGCGGAAGACCGCCGAGGACTTCGTTGTCGAAAAATCCGGGTTTTATGCTCCTTGTTCTTGCCATGTATTTCTTCACCTCCTGTTAGCAAACGTAGACCTCCGCTCCGGTCGCTTTTTGTACTTCCTCCCTGAATTTTTCCTCGTCGCTGTTATTGTCCGACAGGTGGAGGAGGTAGATCTGTCTGACTTCCTTCAGGTCGTTTGCTTTGAGCATCTCTAAGAAATGCTCTAAGCTCATGTGGCTCTTTACCAGCCTTGGCACCAGCTCGATGGGAACGTACCCGGCCTCTATGCTCCGGAGCAGTGCTTCCTTGCTGTAGTTGCATTCGGCCATTATGTGGGTAAGCCCTGCGAACCGGTACTTGATGTAGTAGGTGTCCGTGAAGTAGAGGAGCCGCTCTCCGGTGGCCGTGCTCTCTATCAAAAATCCCAGAGGCTCCGGTGCGTCGTGCTGTACGTCGAACGGCAGCACCTTGAAGGTTCCTATGGTGAATGCCTGCAGCGCCTTGACCGCGTTTATGCGGTGGCCTGTGAGCCTACACGCGTCAATTGTCCCTT